CCCCAGTTGGGCGCGACTGACAGCCGCAACCTATAACGAACCCGGTCATGCCTGATCGGGATGCATAGGTTCCTTAAGACCCCAGCCAAATAACTCAGTTCGGCTCCTGCTTCGTTCATGCGTCTCTTACGAGACCCACGAGGAGACAGGACCTGAGTCTCCGAAAACCTTAGTACTTTAGGAACAGGACGAAATGCATAATATGCATACGAGCCATTCTTATCGAGCTTCGGTTTGAAGAAACTCAACGGAGTTTTTAAACCTGCATCTTGATTTTCCCAGTAAGGTACCGGCACGTAACGAACAAACTTACGTAAGTAAGTTATGGTTCGTTTTAAAACGAGCTGATGCCTAGCTGAGAAGTCAATAAGCATGTTTATGGCTGCGTAAATCGAGGGTGCCTCCGTACCTTTAAGGTATACTCCTCTGACATTAACGCCAGAGAAGAAGTCAGCACCACAAGATTCACGAAACGGTCCTTCTGAAAAGGACTTATGCTCGTTAACTCGGAATCCGAGGATGTTAAGGAGGCGTACTACGTGACGGCTCAAATGAGCACGACATATAATATCGTCGCCAAAAACACCGAAGTTCCCAAGGGATCCCTCACGGGATTTTACGACCTGTTGGTTGAACAGGTGGTAAACCGAGCATACGACACAAGAGAAAATAACAGTTTGTAGGGAAAAGGTATAACCATTTCCCATAGAACTGAACATTTTCAACTCGTGCCAGGTGCCATCAGGAAGGCGGGTCATAGGTGAGCGATACAAACTTAGATCCCTAAAGATCTCAGGAGGTAGAGCCCACTTAAGCATTGCAGTACTGACTGAATCTGAAGCAGATTCCAAGTCAATAGTAGCAAAGCTCCCGTCTAATGATGCAACCCTTGCCATCTCTCGATTCAACTCTGGCTGCGTCGCTAAGTCAATTCCAAACTCGCGGCGCAACTGATCGTTGAGTAGATCGGCACTAGCAAGCTGAAACCACATGTTTAGTGTAGGTTCGGTCGCTATTGTGCGCGATATGGCAGTCGTTTTGGGTACAAAGCTCAAGCGATTACCTTGCTCTACTGACACTTCCTCGTAAAATCTCAAGCGCTGCATCTCAGCAGCACAAAAGAGACGATTAGAAGAGCAGTAGCGTCTATATGATCTATATAGACGAGTCGACGTAGATGTGAGAGGCGAATCAAATAACTTCGTATAGAAGTCTTGACCGCGGGCCCCAATATTCGAGCCTGGCCCGAGTCGACCTCGATGAACGAGGCGATCGGGACCGAACTCTAGTTGGAACCCTTTCCGTTGGAAGAATCGCCATAGACGGTCACGAAAACCGTTTACGAGTAATTCATCCAAAGGAGTCTCACATCTCAGCTCCCAACTGCCTGAAAGTCGGTCAGCCGAGAGGAACTTGTCGAGAGCGCGAGAATCTGCCTCTTTCGTTTTCGCCCCACTAAATTTCTTTAGTAGGGAGTTACTAAGAGATAGTATCGCGTACTGACGAGCACTCAGATCTGGCGGGTATATCCCAGTCCCACGAAGGGAATCTAGGCTACTACCAGTCTCTGTGTCGAGAAGCAGGCTTTGATAAAGAGCAGCAGGAGAAAATTCCATTACTGTCCCCAAAGAAGAGAGACGTTAGAACTACAGGTGAGAGCCTGTATACCCGGAGAGTAGTGAAACTACAATCCGAAGTATTTCAGCTAACACCCGCCAGGACAAACGGCGCGAGTCGCTTGACTCACAGCCGTGATCGGGGTCCATTAAAGGACACCAGTCACGACTGTATCACCAAGGCCAGCGGAAGTACCACTTAGGGTACCTACGAGAGCCGAGATGAGTGCGCGAACGTTTGCAGCGTCATAGGAATCCGCACCCGCTGGGACATCGATATAAACTCGAGCCACAGCGATAAGCGGAGCCTGGTTAGCTGCATAGTTCACTCCCTTCCGTACGATGAAACCCATTCGATTGAATGGAACATCACCGTACTTACCAGTAACCGGATTCGGGTTAGGAAGACTCCTAGGAGTCTTCGGCTTGAACCAGTTAATGGTAAAGGGGTCCGAGATCGAATGAGCTCGGACTCCTGCCTGGGTACCTCCAAGGGAGGTGACCGCTACCTGAGTGGAATTCACATCAGGCGCTTTATCCGCCACGTTGTTATAGACGGGGCTGGTAAAGCCGGTCTGGGCACCACCCGTAAGGGCGGCATTAACGGAAATGGTCATAAGACCCTCATGATGTTAAGTTACGAGATGCAGCTTTGGACTGCGCAACCAAGGCAGAGAGATTTAAGCTCTGTCGGCTGAACAATCCCGGAAATGAAAACCTTAAAGAAGGTCCCATAGTCGAGATTGTCACAGCTTGTCGTTGCACAGTCTTTTTCTGCACCGCCAGGGAGCTAACTTCACGGATAAATACGTGAGGTTTATCTGGGCGGGTAATCACAAAATTATTATGTGTCTCGACCCAAACAAGCGTCCTAGTGGACGTTCGTTTGATGCCTTTGGCACAATAAAATAATTGTGAAGTATCCGCACAAAGGGCCTCTAAGCAACTGCCTATATTAGAAAAATAGTCAATTGCAAACGACCAAGGAACTAACTCCCAGAGAGTGGGAACAAAATTTCGGAGGTTAACTCCAAAATCCGTCGAAACTCCTGAGGCGTCTGAGCGAACATAAAATCCACCGACATAGGATACTTCATAAGCAACATTCGTTACCCAACGATATGTGCCTATTTGGTAACCCAAATTGTCGATGAATGAAGTGTTCTCCAGAACGTTATAGTTATCCTTAGCCCTAGCGTACACACGATCAACTGGACAACGATAGTTAAGAGCATTAGATGCTGCTTTCATGGCATCATCAATGTCATTGACTAAAGGAGCCCAACCGAAGGCATGTTCTAGGTAAGTACCCGCAACAGCCTGCTGAAGACGAGAATAAGACATCTTACCACGCCCTCGTCGAAGACGAGAGACGTCGTTAAGATAATTCTTAAACCCGCTTCTTAAGGCTTGAGCAGGGCTTCGAATCATGTGAATAGCTTCTTTAAGCTCTCCCAAGAAGACACCACCTGCGAAGGTGGTTTGCTTATTGTAGAGCTGTTTAAGAAAGCTAGTCTCAGCACGATTCGAGACCGAGGTTTCGAGTGACGGAAGCGTCGGCCAAGTAAACGAGCCTACTGGTACAAGATCACCATTATATTCAGCCCAATTTTGGGATGTAGTATAATAGGTCGAGTAAAAGCGGCCCGGAGAGCTGGTTAACACTTCGCACTTTTCCCACGTCAGACCAGTAGTAGCCGACGATCGACTTCGGATAAGGGCCTTGTAATTAGACTGAGAACCACCGCTTCGAGAGTCATTCCCGATCTGCGATCGGAAATTGTCTTGAAAGGCGAAGTTCCCAGGACCAATACCAGAGCCTGAACCGCGATTTCGATGGCCGGTCCACCAGATCGGACGTGAGTTAAAGTACATATGTCACCGAGAGGTTAGCAGAGAGTGCCGCCAAGAGTACCGGCTTACCAGTCAGGAATTACTTACTCCTGATAAACTGGATCCGGTCTCGAGGGCCACCAAGCCCGCCCTAAATTTTCTTACGAAAACATGGGCAGAGCGGGGCAACCCGC